TACTATTTCAGCGGTCGTTTCAGGGTCTTCCGATAAAACATCAAAATCAGGAATGCGTTTTAATTGTTTTTGCAAGTTTTTGGGCATATATTTTGAGTACATAGAAACCGCGAAACCACCGAAAAAAACTACTTCTTGGTTGATAAGCGTATTTTTCACTGTTTCATATATTTCATCCCCGTTCTTGTTTTCGAATTCTCTCTGGAAATCGATTTCATCGCAGTTTTTGGTAGTAAGTGGATAATGTTTGTTTAGTAGGGTAATTCGTTTCAAGACTTTTTCCCATCGACTAGTATCACCTGAAGGCCTTGATAATTCCAAAAACATACCCATTCTCAAATAATTGGGTGGCGCGTACAATATTCCCGCTACGCGTATGGATTCCATTTTAATGGATAGAAATATTTCCTTAGGAAGATACGTAATGTCAGCAATAGGAATGAAATTGACAAACACTTTGTAAGTGCCGTGATGTTGTCCTGATTTGGCTTCAACATCTGTGAAACCGTTTTTAAAATAGATATCTGCTAATTCTTTTGCGTCGTTAAGAGCGTTAAATGAAAAAAAATCATAATCTGGTATTTCCAATTCTTTGTTATAAAATTGATCGTGTTTTGGTAATATGTTGTTAATGGCTGTTCCTCCGTAACAGATGAGATTTTTCTTTTTAATGAAATTCTCTACTATTTCAACAATGGATTTTATCTCTGGCGATGAAACAACGCGTTTAGCCGTATTTTCTTCTGCTTTATCGACCGCTAAACGTAATATACTCATTTCACAATCGACAAAACTAATATTTTTATCACATTTTATTAGAGACTTTTTTTTTGTCATGTTAATCTCTATCTGAAGGTTTTATATGTGGATCGAAATATTGATATAATTATAGTTATATTATATCAATATTAAATTTTTTGTAAACAAAAACAAAATACTACTATTAAGTAACCGTAGTAATAGTTTGTGTTCCAAACGTAACGTTGTTATATCTTGGATAGTAGGATAACGATGGATCTGCTGAAGAAACATCATATGTTGTTGGTATATAACGTAAATTGGATGGTTTTAATACAAAAGCAAACCCTACTTGGTTAAAGCATGTATTAATACCACTTGGATTTGTATTCGTACTTGGGTCTATTGATGTTGAAATACATGATGTAGTGCATAGTTGCAAATTAATATCTGATAGTTGCCAACGCATTGCACACATCTGACAACCTGTTAATTGAGATAATAAGAAATTAGGATTCGATGGATTGCCTCCACTGTCAGGAATCACCATTGTCATATTTGTCATATTATATTGAATAAAATCATTTAAATCCGATTCTGATTCTAATGTAGTATTTGGTATAATTTGCATAAATGTAGATCCACTTACCATATTAACATATTCCCATAATTTCGAATTCATAATTGCAGTTATAATAGCATTGTCCATTTGATCCACGATAATGATAATTTTGCCTTGTTTAGATGGATTATTTACACCAGAAAACATTAATAATGGCATTGAACCCAAATTGTTTCCGTTAAATTCATAACTAAAAGCGGAACCTAATAATACTGAATCATAATTTTCTAATATAGTAGCTAAATTATCCATCATGGTGCAATTCGCACTTTTAATACGTAAATGCATAATAATAGGATCAGTTGGATTTGGACATGTAGAATTAGAAAATGCATAATTTTGTATTGTCGTCATTACATCACCAAACGAAACACTATTATATGATTCTTTATAACATGTTGGGTACAAAGGAGATGAAGATGTTGCAACTATAGGTTGGTTATTAAGTGAGTAAACTTCGAAATCCAAGCAACGAACACCTTGACTTATTACAGCGATTAAATTACACAGACCAACATAATCATTTTTATAATTACCACCGGAACAGCAATTAAAAGCAGTAAGAATGTAATAATCTCTTAAAAAAAATAAACATTGTGGGGAATTTGCATTGATGGGTGCTATTGTTGAAGCAAAATCGGAGTTTCTATTGTATATAGTTGCCAAGTTGCAATTGGTATTCGCTCCACTACAAGAGCTACCACAACGTTTATATTGTAAGTTATTTTTAACATTATGGACGTAAACAAGAAATACAATAAATAATAATATAATTAGTACCCATATTAATGTGGCTCCTAAGTTTGATCTATCCGACATGATTTGTTTAGATAAATTATACACTTTTTGTGTTGCATTATTTACCGTGTCTTTAATATTAATTTTTGATGACATGTCTGAAATTATATTGAATATATATTAAAAATATTAATATGTAAATATATTATTATATAATATATAATAATTTATTAATTTATATTAAAAACATCATTAATACAATAAACTATTAAATATAATCCAAATATATAAGATAACCAAATATATAACATAACCAAATATATAAGATAACCAAATATATAACATGGCAGGTGGATTAATGAATTTAGTTTCGGAAGGACAGCAAAATATCATTCTAAATGGTAATCCGTCCAAAACGTTTTTCAAAACAACATATGCTAAATATACTAATTTTGGTTTGCAAAAATTTAGAGTTGATTTTGACGGTACAAAAACCCTGCGATTAAATGAAGACTCATATTTTACATTTAAAGTACCTAGATATGGTGATTTATTAATGGACTCATATGTTTCTATAACATTACCTAATATTTGGAGCCCTATTTTCCCGCCTCTTGATAATACAGTATTATCGAGTATTACTGGTTCTACAGGGTATGGTGGTTGGGCACCATATGAATTTCGTTGGATACAAAATTTAGGTGCGTTGATGATAAGCAAAATATCAATTACATGCGGTAATCAAACACTGCAAGAATATTCTGGATCCTATTTATTAGCAATGGTCCAGCGTGATTTTCCATCCGATAAAAAAGCTTTATTTGATAAAATGATTGGAAATATTCCAGAATTGAATGATCCTGCTAATTCCGGGTCACGTGTCAATTCATATCCAAATGCGTATCATACAGATAATCCTTCTGGTGCGGAACCGTCTATTCGTGGAACGACATTGTATGTGCCTATTAATTCATGGTTCAGTTTAAATAGTCAAATGTCATTTCCATTGGTCGCGTTACAATATAATGAATTACATATTAATATTACATTTCGTCCTGTAAGTGAAATGTTTCAAATTCGTGATGTTTTAGATCAATCGAATCAGTTTCCATATATATCACCTAATTTTAATTATTATTATATGCAATTGTATCGATTTTTACAACCACCACCTGATGTTGAAATTGGAATAAATTCTTACGTGGATACTAGAGTACAATGGAATGCCGACGTCCATTTAATATGCACATATGGATTCTTATCAAATGATGAGTCGCGCATTTTTGCTTTAAACGAACAAACCTATTTAATTAAACAAGTACATGAATCCATTTTTTACAATGTCACTGGTTCAAATAGAGTAGAATTAAACTCATTAGGTATGGTAGCAAGTCAAATGTTTTACTTTCAAAGAAGTGACGCTAATTTAAGAAATGAATGGAGTAATTACACCAATTGGCCTTACAACTATTTACCATATGATTTAATACAGGCACCAACAAATGGTATTTATCCTATTTTTCAATCAGATGCAAGTGGGATTAGAATACCAGTGTTAATTGGACCAGGTGTAAATCCAGATGGCAGATTAACTGGTTGGATGATTACAGGTGATTACAATTCTCAAAATGCTAAAGAAATATTACTTACGATGGGAATTCTTTTTGATGGTGAATATAGAGAGAACATGCAACCTGCTGGTGTTTATAATTATATTGAAAAATATACCAGAACACCTGGAAATGCTCCAGATGGATTGTATTGTTATAATTATTGTTTAAACACTTCACCCTTTGTATTACAGCCATCTGGAGCAATCAATATGACTAAATTTAACAAAATAGAGTTGGAATTTACTACTATGATTCCTCAATTAGATCCTTTAGCGCAAGTTTTGACTATTTGTGATCCTGCAACTGGTAATATTATAGGCATAAATAAACCAACATGGCGCATTTATGATTATAATTTTAATTTATATTATTTCGAAGAAAGATTGAATGTTATTCGATTTATTAGTGGCAATTGTGGTGTATTGTATGCGAACTAATTAGCTCGGTCGAACCTAGCGAAATTGTTATTACAGCTATTGATATCGTCACCGCACAAAATATCTTCATTCGCACTTTTTGGAATGTCTTCTTGCGAACTAGAATTAGAACTATTCATATAACTTTGTCCCAAATCAGTAGCCGGATTATCATAAAAATTATTTAATGCTGTTAAATCTTGACAGCCTTTACAATCTACATCGGAACTACATTGTTCGCGCGACAACAAACATTGTGATTTAGGACCACACCAATTATTGCATGTATATTTTGAAAAAGGAGGCATATCAATATTGTTACTATGAATGTAATTTGTTTTATAGCTATTATTAACGATTGTATTCGGATCTTGATCGGTGTTGGTGTCGGTGTCGGTGTCATATGTATTCGCTAATGAAGTATATGATTCTAAATATGTTCCTGGCTGTAAATAATTTTTATTGACTAGAAAATGGACCCATCTAAATAAGAGAAACAATATGAAGAAACACATTAAAAATAATAAAAAATTGGTGTAATTGATATTAATGTCATGTTTGGATTGTTTGAATTTTGCCATATATATTTATATAGCAAAATATTGTATATTTTTCTAATTATAGTTAAAATAGAGAATAATATTATTATAGTATATTATACATATATTACATATTTCATATCGAATATCAAATATCAAATATTATCACATATTATATCACATATTATCGCATAACACATAACACATAACACATAACACATAACACATAAGACATATCAAATAATGGGAAGCAGTAGTGGATTTTGGGGTTTTCTAATAGTACTATCTTGTATAGCATTAATTATCGCTGGTATAATAGCTTATTTTTTTGGAATAATATCAAAAGAATTAATAGCATGGGCGTTATCTAGTTTAAATTTTAATCAAATTATGACAAATACGTCAGCATCGAACAAAGCTGCATTTAAAAAATTTAAAGAAAGCATTACAAATTTTTTGAAACGTATATCTCTTTTTGGCGCGCCTCCCAAAAAAACGGGTACTACAAAACCGCAACTTTATGGAGAATTTTTTAGTTATATTGGGTTAAAAGTAATAGCAGTATTAATTCAAACATTTTTAGGAGTATACGCATTATGGTTGTGTAAAGTCGCACAAGCCAACATTTTACCTAGTGATTTCCGAGGCGCGCCTTATACTGATCTACCACCAATTATAGATACAATCATGACACAAGTCAATTTTTTTAGATTGGATGGTGAAGACTATAGTACAAAACTATTGTTTCAATATTTATACGTACCAGATAAATCCGCAAATGATAGCCGTCAGGTAAATAGTCAGTTTACTCTGCTTAATACATTACGTGAATACAATGAAGCTCCTACAGTTACAGGAACTGCGATGTTTTTTATTTACATGTTTGAAAATTTATTTTGTTTAAATTATTCGATGATCAATATGTTCTTTTCATTTTTCAATAGTTTTTATGAATGGTTTTTAGTATTATTCGGAAGTTATTTATTAATCTTTGTATTTGTATTTAATTTTATTTTATCAAATATTGTTTTCTTATACATATTTTTTGCAGGCATTTTTTCATGGGTCTGGAAATTGAATAAACCGCAAGTTGTAATGGAGAACGGTAAAGAATTCTCAAAGCCCAATTTTGCGCAAAATTGGGTGTATATAACACTGACCTCTATGCCTTTTACATGGATCTTTACATTGATTGAAACTATATTTTTAATGAATTGTTTTTTCCCATTTTTAGTATTGGGAAATATGGCGGTTTTCCATATAATAATATTGTATAGTTTTATTTCTGCTAGTTTTATCATAGCCAAAGTAGTCGAAGGTGGTAAAGTTGGTGAAAATTTTACATTTTTATCATTGTATGTAAATAAAATGCGTTATATGATAACACCTATATTTGTAATCATGTCAATTTATGTAGTGCTTGGTGCAAAAGCTTATTTAGGGAATACAGAGAGAAATGCTGCAATTGTTGCTGTTATAATAGTATTAATTGTATTAATGAATATTCCAATAACAAATGTAAATAATTTTGGTACAAAAGACTTACATCCATATAATTACGTTCAAGCGGATAAACGCGTTCAATTCAAACTTTCATCTACTGTATTGTGGGCGATTACTGGTGCTATAGAAAGTGGTGATTCAGTAATTAATCTTGCTTATCAAATAAATAAAATACAAAAATTTGATAATCATGTAAATAAATCAAAACAACAGCAAGCTTCGATATCACAAATGCAACAACAACAACTACCACAATCAGGTGGTGGTAAAAATCTATTTAATGAGGAAGCACAATCTGACAATTTAATACAAAAAATGCAGGCACTTAATAATAAAATACGTGAAAATATGAGTATGCCTGTTATGCCAATGTAAATACATATATGTGTAAAAATAATATAAAATTAAATAAATGTATCAATATATACTTATTATATTTATACATAATGGGAAAACAAAAAAAGAATGAAAAAAAGAATGACAAAAAGAATGACAAAAAGCAGGACACATCAAATGCAAACACAAAGACAACAAACCAATTACCATTTGTCAGTATATGTACACCTACATTTAATAGGCGTCCTTTTATTCCAATAATGATCGAATGTTTTAGCCATCAAACTTACCCAAAGGATAGAATGGAATGGATTATCATAGACGATGGCACAGATAAAGTTGGTGATATGTTAAAAGATGTGCCTCAAATTCAATATTTTTCATATGACACGAAAATGACGTTGGGTAAAAAAAGAAATTTAATGCATGAAAAATCCAAGGGCGATATATTGGTATATATGGATGACGACGATTATTATCCACCGGAAAGAGTATCACATGCAGTAGAAACGTTATTGAAAAATCCTCGAGCGCTATGTGCTGGTTCAAGCGAAATGTATATTTTTTTTAAACATATACAAAAAATGTATCAATTTGGACCCTATGGACCGAATCATGCAACTGCTGCAACATTTGCTTTTCATCGTAAGCTATTAAGTATGACTAAATATGATGAACAAGCGTCATTGGCTGAAGAAAAAGCATTTTTAAAAGATTATACTGTTCCATTCGTTCAATTGGATCCAATGAAAAGTATTCTTGTTTTTTCTCACGTACATAATTCTTTTGATAAAAAG